CGGAGCACTCCGGAACGCCGTCGACGCGAACATCGACATGATTCAGAAGATCGAGGCACAGTATCTGTCCGCGATCGAGGACGAATTGAACGCGCAAAGCCTTATCAACGAAGAGGAGGAGCTGGGCGACGATGAAAACTGATACCAATAAGCTCCGCAAGGAAGTCCGGACCGTTCTGTCGAGTGCTCTTACCGGCACGACCGACAGGATCTATTACCTGAACTTCCCGAAGCCCGCTACGTATCCGTACGTAGTCTTCGAGCTGCGCGAGGTGCAGTCCGTAGACGGCAAGACCAGCTACACGCTGGAAGTCGATGTGGTTAGCCAGAGCGCAAGCACGACCGTCAGCATGGCCGACGCGATCACAAACGCCCTCGATCATGACGCGGTCTCAACTACAGATCTCTTTTTCCACTCGTACCGGGCAAGACGGTATGCAGTGGTTGAGGAAGATAAATCAATCCAACGGGTCCACCTTCAGATGGACCTCTTTTATTACACCAAGGAGGAATAACGAATGATCAGAAGTCTTTCCACCAACACGCCGACCAATCTGCTGCTGGGCGTAGGTGCCTTCTACAAGAACTTCAACACCGCTTCTGATACCCCGGCGACTGCTACGAGCAAGCTGCTGGGCGCAACGGATGGCGGCGGCACGCTGGCGATCGTTCCGCAGATCAGACAGGTCTCCGTGGACGGCGCTCCTGGCGATGTAAAGGGTCTGAAGGTCAACGACGGCTACACGGTCACGATGACTGTCAACCTGAAGGAGGCGACCCTGGCGAACCTCGAGCTGGCACTCGGCGCTTACACGACCGCGTCCATCACCGGCGCAACCAAGGCGACCGGCAAACACGAGATCGTAGACGGCGACTACATCAACAGCATCACCTGGGCAGGTACGCTCGCCGGCAAGTCCAACCCCGTTTACATCACGATGTCCAACGTCCTGAGTGTAAACGGACTGAACCTGTCCGTCAGCGACAAGAATGAGGCAGTCATCCCCGTGACCCTCACCGCTCACTACGCACTGGCTGACCTCGACACTCCGCCGTTCGAGATCATCTACCCGAACGCTTAGTGCGCAACCTACTCACAGAAGACCTCTTCAAGGCCGTTCGCGTCATCAAGGCCAGCGGCCTGAAGGAGGAGGTCCGGCCCATGCTGAAAATGGCAGCAGAGGGCAAGTCCGACATCATGAGTGTCGGCATCGAAGGAATTATGACTGTAATCGGCGCTTTGGCGGAGAGTGGCGTCGAGAAGCAGCTCTATCAGTTCTTATCCGGACCCTTTGAGATGGAGCCTGAAGAAGTCGCACGGCTTGACGTTGTCGACCTGTGCAAGGACATCGAATGGCTCTGGAAGGAGGGCAACCTGCAGCCTTTTTTCGGGCAGCTGTCCAACTTGATTGGTACGAAACCCTTGATCTGATCGGCGACAGGTACGACCTTGTGCTGCAGATGGACCTCGAAGAAGCGATTGGCTATATCAAGCACCGTGCGCAGAAGCGCATCGACGACCTGATCTTCCAGCGCTGGATCGCGGGCCCGCAGTACCAGATGAGCCTCGACGAGTTCAAGACGAAGCTGACACCGGTAAAGGCACGCAGCGACGAAGAGATCCTCGAAGAGGTGTATGCCGTATTTGAAAAGGCGGGTATTAAATGAATATTTTCACGCTTACCGGCACCATCCTCGTGGACAGTGCCAAAGCAGAACAATCTATAAGCAAAACAGGCGAACAGGCGGACAGCCTCGGTTCCAAGCTCGCTGGCGGCATCAAGACCGCGGCGAAGTGGGCCGCTGGCGTTACGGCTGCAGCCGTAGCTGTTGGCGGCGCAATGGTCGCGATGGCGAAGGATACCGCTGCAGCTGCTGACACTGTTGACAAAGGAGCGCAGCGCATGAAGGTGTCCACGGATGCCTATCAGGAACTTGCGCACGCGGCTGACCTGTCCGGTGTGTCTATGAGCACTCTGGAAAAGGCGGCGAAGAAGCTGGAAGGCACGGACATCAACTTCGACGAGGCGATCGACCAGATCTACGCGCTCGAAGATGCAGAAGACCGTGCTGCACTGGCAGCTGAACTGTTCGGCGACTCGGTGGCCTATCAGATGACCCCGATGCTGAACGCTTCAGCAGAAGACATGGCAGCAATGCGCCAGGAAGCGCACGACCTCGGCCTTGTAATGGGCGAAGAGGCGGTCGCAAACGGCGCGGCCATGAATGATATGTTTGCTAAGGTCGAGGGCAGTATCTCGGCTCTGAAGAACTCCCTGATCAGCGACTTCATGCCGTACATCATGGAGATCCTTCAGTGGGTCATCGACAATATTCCGCAGATACAGGACACTGTGAAGTCGGTCATGGATGCCGTATGGCCCATCGTGAAGGCTGTCTTCGACCTTATTATGCAGGCGCTGCCGCCTCTGCTGGCGGCGATCAAGTCCTTCTTAGACTGGATCATGCCGTACCTGACGCCCATCATCAACGCCATCAGCGGCGTGGTAGAGGGCGTGATCGCCCTCATCAACGGCGACGTGGAAGGCTTCGTCACGAGCGTGACCGACCTGCTCAGCACTCTGATCGGATCCCTGCTCGGTATCGGCGAGGACATCTTCAACAGCCTCTGGGACGGCTTCAAGAACATCTGGGGCAATATTACCTCATGGGTAAGCGAGAAGGTCTCCTGGCTGAAGGACAAGCTCGCCTTCTGGCGCAGCGGCCAGGCTGAGATGGACGGAACCAAGGGATCTCACGCAGCAGGCCTCCCGGTCGTCCCCTACGACGGCTACGTGGCAGAGCTGCACCGTGGCGAGACCGTCATGAACGCCGGCGCGGTCAACGAGCTGACGGATGCTATCAGGAAACTCGGCAGCACGCAGCAGTCCGGTCCGTCTCAGCCCATCAACGTGCAGCTGACACTGGACGGCAAGACGCTGGCGCAGCTGCTCGTGGATCCGATCAAGCAGGCGTCGCGTTTCAATGGCAATAACTATATCACGATGGGAGGCAGCGCGATATGACACTGACTTATGCCGGCTATAACCTGGCTGATTATACAAGCAAGTATGGCGTCAGCGTGGTGCCCCGCACCGTAGAAGGCCCGAACCCGATCAACTCGATCGCCGGCACGTATGAGCCTGATCCGCTGGCCCTGAAGAAGGACGTCACGGTCAAGTGCTGGGACATCCTCACAGACGACCAGATGAACGTTCTCTGGACGCTGGCATCCAATGCAGTGGACGTGCCTTATCAAGATCTCCTGTACGTGTCTGGAAACATCTCGATCTCCGGCAAGTACAGGATCTCGGTCGGTCAGTCTGACACCATGCTGGACACTTCTGAGCGCAAACTCTTCGGAGGCGTCGTTCTGACGTTTACGCAACGATGAGCAACTACAACAAGATCACCTACAACGGACGGAACATTCTGGACGATGATATAGCGCTCGGCGGGCTAACGAACAACCTGATGCTTTACCAGGCCTTGATCAGCGAGGAGTTGAAGCCGGACACGTTCGTGTTTCACCTGGCATACGACAAAGGCAAACTCGTTGTCCTGAAGGATTCCGATGGAAAGTACCTGTTGGACTCCAACGGGAAGCTGCTCGTCGCAAAGGCTGATGCGTTTGATCCGGAAGACTTCACGTTCGGTGATCCGCTGAACTATTACATCAACAACGGATCCACGCTGGTAGGCAAGTTCTACGTCAAATCCGTAACGCGTGTGGCTCGGCGCGTATACCGCTTCGAGTGTATGTCTGCCATCGGTCTGCTCACTTATCGCGGGCACAATGGCGGGATGTACAACACAACGATGGGGAACGTAATCGCCGAAATAATGGACGATATTCCCTATACGATCGACGCGGATCTCGCGGACGTGACGGTATCCGGGCCGCTGCCGAAGGTGCAGGCCGCAAGAGATAACCTGCTCGCCCTGCTCTTTATGAGCGGCGGAGCGGTCAAGAAGGCAGCCAACGGCAACATCAACTTCGGGTACATCGGCTCCGGATCCGCGAAGGCCATACAGGATACAAACCTGGATGTCAGCGGCTCCATCTCGCACCTGGCACCTGCCACGCGGGTAGAAGTCACGGCTCACGAGTTTCACGCGCTGCCGGATGACGAAGAAGTCGTTCTGTACGACAACACCGGCGGCGTAGCTGCGGATCATCTGGTCGTAGACTTCCAGGAACCGTGCCACGACCTCGTAGCTGTTGGCTTGACGATAAACTCCAGCAACGCGAACTACGCGATCGTGAGCGGCGTGGGCACACTGACCGGACAGAAGTACACGCATACCACGTCCCTGTATGCTCTCAATACGGGCGTAAAAGCCGAGCCGAACATCATCCAGGTCACGGACAATATGCTCATTAACCCGGGTAACGTCGCAAATGTGGCAAAACGGATCGCCGGCTACTACGGCATCGCCCAGGAAGTCGACTACCTGATGCGCGTCACGAACGAGCGCCCTGGTGACAAGGTGACCTTCAAGGATCCGTGGGACGGCCAGCAACTGACAGGCTTTATTAAGGAAATGAACGTGCAACTGTCCAAACGGCTGAACGCAAACACCAAGATTGCCCTGAACTGGACGCCTGGACCGTTCGGCGACTCCTACTCGAATTACCGGATCTTCCGAGCCAGCGACATCACTGGATCACATCGTCTGAATATCCCTGCTGCCATGCAAGGGGCACAGGCGCTTATCGTGTTGATCAGTGGCGCTGGCGGCGGACAGGCAGGGTATGACGGCGAGCAAGGTGCTGCGCGGGGTGGAATAAACGAGTTCAACAATCCTACGCCGCAACTTGGCGGTGCAGGAGGCGACGGTGGTCAACCTGGCGAGCGTCCTCGCTTTATCAGCTTTTATGAGGATACTCTTCCGTCATACTACGATAATGCTGCCATCGGTGCAGGCGGGGCTGGCGGGGCATCCAATGGAGCACTTGGCTCTGCTGGAGGAGAAACCACTCTGGGTATTTACTCCACACAGGATGGTACTCAGCTCATCGACGACTACACGAACTTCCTGACAGGCGATGCTTACGGCCGAATAAATGATGCAGGCGAAGCGGGCTCTGCCGGTGGCATCGGTGCTGGCCGTGGAGCCAATCAAGCTGATATGTCAACAGATGGCGACGCGCACGTATGCGAAGATGGAACAGTCACGCCTGGTGGCCTGAGGCAGCCAGCTCTTTCGTACACTTACAAGCAGGGCAATAATGCAAGACGGTACCGTGATATGGGAGGTGCTGGCGGCGGTGGATCCGCGCATGGAGCACAAGGCGGCCCTGGCTACTGTTCGTATGACCTTACAAGCGAAAACGACAAGCTGGGTTCGTATGGAGGTGACGGCGCAAATGCTGTCGCGCCTGCAAAGGCGGCTGAGACTGTAACGGGTCGAGGAGGTCACGGCGGTGGCGGTGGTGGCGGTGCCGCACAGTGCTATCTGAAGACAGATGGATCAAGCGGCTTCTCGTATTCGTTCAACTATGGCGGTGCTGGTGGAATCGGATCCGCAGGCGGTCAGGGCGGCGACGGTCTGATCATCGTCTACTATAACCCCGCTTAGGAGGTAAACATGGCTTTAATAGATCTGGCTGATTGCTATCAGCTGAACGAAAGCGGCGCTCAGGTCGACAAGGTCACCGGACTGCCGTATAAGAACGAAGGCCTCACCGCAGGCGAGAAGGCGCAGTTCCTAAAAGGGATCGCCGGCGTCGTAAAGGTGTCGTTTTCGTCCTTCTCTTCCCTGCCCCAGACGGTATCTGATACCGATGTAACGGCTACTCAGGAAGTCGTGCACGCGGTGCTGTCGAACCCTGCTGCGCAGACTGGTGACTGGACGGTCACTACGGCCGCTGGCAGCGTAACGGTCTCCGGCACCATCAATGGCTCGACAACCTTGACACTATATCTCGCTGAACCCGTATAAGGAAAGGAGAACTCATGGACTTTTTCTATCTCGTAATCGAGGAGCAGATGGCTGCGAGCGGGACGTTGGCGGCGCTTACGTCATACTACACGGACTACAACGACGCGCTGGCCAAGCTGTACACCATTCTGGCTGCAGCTGCGAAGAGCACCATCCCGTACCACAGCGCGTGCATCAAGCGCTCTGATGGCATCATCATCGAGGGCAAGACGTTCGACCGCCGGAAGGAGGACTAACATGAAGAATTACATTTTCTCCCATTATGGGGGGGGTACGCAGAAAGGAGGTTTGCGTTGGTTTAACGCTTGCCTCCACAGGACACCTGAAAGGGGGTCCGAGGCATAGGGAGGTGGACTCCCGTGGCTGAAAGTATTATCAAATGGGGCTCTAATTCTGCTTATATGCGGAACAACGTCAGCTTGAACTTAGACAATCAAAGCCTGACTGAAGAAAACATAAAAGCCGCAATTTTGCCGTATATGCAAAAGGTTGGCACATCGTTCCTGAATATGCGATTTAGTGGCGGCCAGCACGTTACAGCTCTTGTTTCAGCGAGCGGCGGTTTCGCGTTGGCAATAGTGTTTTCGTATTATTACGCAGGCGTTTTGAACCTCTACAGATACCACTCAACAAACGGGTGGACAAAATATACGCTCACGGGGACACAAGTATAACCCTATGCCGAGCATACCTTGGCGACAAGCACAATGCAGAAAAGCATAAAACTTTCGCCCGTGACGATCGCGGCAAACGACGTAACGGGATTGGAAAATGCCTTTCAAAACGCGGCAAGCTGGACAACATTTTCAGCGTCTGCTGCATCCTCGCAGGGCATAGCCGTTTGGGGCTTCAAAGCTGATGCTACTTTCGTGACGTATTTCTTTTTCGTACAAAGAACGCACGGACAAGGCATCGGCAAGCGAAACGTAGACGGAACATGGGAGTTTTATAAGTTCTTATACCCAACGTCATTTTATATGGCCTACTACACACACACACACACACACACAGCGTACATATGTTCGGAAGGAGGCAAGCGCACTTTAGTCTTGTCTCCGGGAAGATCTCCGAAAGGAGGTCTGAGGCATAGTCAGACGGGGGGTGACTCCCGTGGCTGAAAGCAAAATGCCATTCTACAGTGCTACACCTATATCTGAAGGGACGTCCATAACGACGAGCACTTCGCTTGCGTATACGGGGTTTAGTGTAACAATTCCAGCAAACTCAGCGTTCGGAGTGTTTTTTCAAGCGATGTATAACTCGTCTGCCCCACTCGAGATTTTACTAAGTAATAGCAGCTCAGGGGCAAATCCATACCAGACATTAGCGCATGACCCGGATGGTGCTCATATATCTTTCTCAGGATGGACAGCATCTTCTGCAATAACAATCTATGTATGGGCGAAGTACGCAGGAGCATCTTCAAACCAAATTATCGCACGAGGTTGGTATAAGCGCATTTAGCCATTCTATGCCGAGAACATCTTGGCTACAAGTACGATTAAAGGAAAAACAGGAACAACTTTGCCAGCAGTAACCGTAACAGCCGTGGCAGGCGCCACAGTAGGCGCGTTGCAAGCCTATATCGAGGGCAACCTTTTGAAAGTCAATGCCGTGCTGAACTTCAACGGCATGACGTTCGTCAACAACGACACGCTCATTACCATAACAGGGTACAAGGCACTGGGGCGTACCGATGCCTGGGGCTTCCCAGAGAGCGGTACAGGCCTCATAAAAGCCGTAATAATGAACAATACGTCCCTGATCCGGATCTCGGCGGTTGGCAACTGCAAATTGACTGGGTTTGATGGTTTCTATGACTTCTCTATGGTTATTCCAGTCGTTCCTGCATAACCAAAAGTGCGCCATAGCATTATGGCAACATCGACAATGAAAAAACCAAACGTGATTATAGACGATCAAGTATATGCCGATGGGTCAAAAACACCGGACTTATACAACGCTGGAATTACGTTAGAAATCACTTCAAGCAGTGCAGGCATACCTGCACGGTATGGGGTCCTTTTAACATTCAAGGGATCTGCAGCAAGAATAACCCAGCTGGCTACTGGTATCGACGCTTCCAACAACCCTGTTGCGGCCGTACGGTCCGCAGCTTCACAAACAACGTGGTACAGCTGGACACAGTTATAAACAAGGAGAACACAATGGCATCTATTATCCGAGGCACGACGCCTCCGGTGAAGTTCACATTCAGCGAGATATCCGTGTCTGACATCACGGCAGCATACTTCACTATCCAGCAGGCCGGCAAGACGGTCATCGAAAAAGACCTGACCACGGCCACGATCGGCGAAGAGGACCTGTCGTGGACGCTCACACAGGAAGAGTCGCTGCAGCTGGACGCGAAGCTGAACGCCCTGCTGATCTGCGACTGGAAGCTGAACGACGGCACCAGAGGCAGAAGTCAGGTGCTGGACGTAAACGTAGGCAACCCGGGCAAAAATGAGGTGATCTAATGACCGAAGAACTCGTGATCGACGGCGCGGTGTCGCTGGAGATCCAGGAAGACGGAGAGGTCGACCTCGATGTGATGGTGGACGGAGATCCGGGGACTTTTATGCCGGTATATCCGCCAGCATACGCGGGTGCAACGACTGTCATTCCAACAGAACAGACACAAACGCTGGCGACCGAAGGCCTTATGCTCTCGGAAGACGTGACGATCGAGGCCATACCGAGCCAATACATCGTGCCGGCAGGTACGAAGCAGATCACTGCGAACGACGAGTATGACGTGACCGAGTATGCAGCAGTAGACGTCCAGATCCCGGACCCGGCGCTGCAGACGAAGTCCGTCACACCGACGGAAAGCGCGCAGGAGATCACTCCGGACAACGATTACTACGGTCTGGCAGAGGTCGATGTGGCGGCCATTTCGTCCACTTATGTAGGCAGTGGTATTTCGCGGAGATCCGGATCAGATCTGTCTGCCAGTGGACGCACGGTAACTGTCCCGGAAGGCTATTACGACCAGTCCGCCACGAAAAGCGTTACCCAGGGCAGCGCAGGCACGCCGACGGCCAGCAAGGGTACCGTCAGCGGCAACAAGGTCACGATCACGCCGTCGGTCACCAACTCCACCGGCTACATTACCGGCGGAACGAAGAACGGCACCGGCGTGGAAGTGAAAGCCAGCGAACTGGTAAGCGGTACGAAGTCCATCTCGGCCAATGGCACCGGCATAGACGTCACAAACTATGCTGCAGTGGACGTGGCCGTACCAGCACCGGCACCGAGCCTGCAGGACAAGACCAAGACATATACGCCAACGACCTCCAACCAGAGCGAGACAATCTCGGCAGACTCCGGGTATGACGGTCTTGGCGAAGTCTCGATCACAGTGAACAAGATCCCGTCGCAGTACATCGTGCCGAGCGGGACCAAGAGCATTACTGCGAACGGAACCGGCATAGACGTCAAGGCGTATGAGTATGCCGACGTAGCTGTACCGAGCGGATCACCGAACCTGCAGACGAAGAGTAAGACCTATACACCTACCACAAGCCAGCAGACGGAAGATGTCACTCCCGATACGGGTTATGACGGATTGAGTAAGGTGACCGTAAAGGTCAATGCTATGCCGAGCGGAAGTGTCACCGCTCCAGCTTCTATCAGCGGGTCATCTGCTACTGTTTCAACTGGTACGAACACCCTGACCTTAACCAAGACCGTTTCGGTCACTCCGTCTGTCACCACAGCAGGCTACGTATCATCCGGAACGGCAGGCAACTCTTCGGTGTCATTGTCCGCTTCCGTGAACACACGAAGCAGCTCTGATCTGTCCGCAAGCGGCGCAACTGTTACCGCTCCGGCCGGATATTACGGGAGCGCTGCATCAAAGGCCGTAGCGAGCGGTACCGAAGGAACCCCAACGGCGACAAAGGGCACGGTCAGCAACCATTCCGTATCGGTCACACCGAAAGTCACCAATTCAGCCGGCTATATCTCCGGATCTACCAAGACCGGCACGGCGGTCACCGTATCTGCATCTGAGCTTGTCTCCGGATCTGAAACAAAGACCGAGAACGGGACCTATGACGTGACCAACCTCGCGGAGCTTGTTGTAAATGTCTCTGGAGGCGGCGGGACCTCGAAGAACACTCAGGTCGTACAAGGCACGACGAGAACTACCTCGTCTTCAATGACCGCAATCGGCGCGGAAATGACCGTATCGAAGGCAGGAACGTATGACGTGTACTGGTCTGCGTTCCGCTCAAATACTTCCTCGAGCTATACCTACGCCACACAGCTATACGTCGGTGGATCTGCATACGGATCCGAGAACACGACCTGGAGCAACCACGTCCAGAATAACCACCTCTCAAACGTATCGCTGGCTGCGAACCAAAAAATAAGGGTGTACGGACGAGAGTCAAGAGGCTCGTCGTATTACATCTACGCACCCACACTCGTTATCGTAGAAAATTAAGAGGCTGCTATGGAAAGCATCACAATCAGCCAGGCGGCTGGGGCATTGGCCTTTATCGTCGCCATCATCGCAGGGATCACGTCCCTGAAGAAAACCATCAAGTCCGGCATCGAAGCTGCCATGAAGGACAAATTCGACGACCTCGAGAAGACCCAGAAGGACATACTCAAGCGTCTGGATGCGGTCGACATCGAAAACTGTAAAAACTTCCTCGTCACCTTCCTCGCGGAAGTCGCCCGTGGCGAAATGAAGGACGAGACGGAGCTGCAGCGCTTTTGGGAGGAGTACGAACACTACCAAAAGCTCGGCGGCAACTCGTACATCCGCAACAAGGTCGAGGAATTGAAAGGACGGAAGCTCTTATGATCATCAATGACAAAGTATACGACGTCCTGAAGTGGATCCAGAGGCTCCTGTTGCCGGCGATTGCCACGCTGTACCTCGCCCTGGGCTCCATCTGGAAGGACATCCTTTATCTGCCCTACCCGGAGCAGGTGGCCGCGACCATCACCGCGATCGACACCTTCCTCGGCGTGATCCTCGGCATCTCCACGGCAAACTATAACAAGCTGCACAGCGAGGACAACAAATGAAAATCACTCCGCAGCTGGTGATCCCGGCAGACGGCAACCCCTACTACAACACGAAGAGCTCCGGTGGATATAATCCATGCATCAAGGGCAACCCGAAGAGCAGGAAGCCGCAGCTGAACGTGCTGCCGAACTGCGTAGGATATGCCACAGGCCGCTTCAACGAGATCGGATCCTGGACAGACTGCCGTTACCTCGGTAACACGAACGCAGCAAATTTTATCACGCTCGCAAGAAAACAGGGCCTGCAGATCACCCAGAGGCCGACCGTAGGCGGCTGCATGGTCTGGAAAGGTGGCAACACCGCAGAAGGCCACGTCGCCATTGTCGAGCTGGATCTGGGCAACCGGGTTGTGACTTCCGAGTCCGAGTATTACGGAAAGGCCTTCACGATCTACACGCGCTTCGGCGATAATTGGAGCGACGGCTGCTACTGGATGGGAAACTCGTACACGTACCTCGGCTGCATCACCAATCCCGCTGTAAAGGAGAACGATCCATTGACATACGAACAATTCTGCAAATACATGACAAAATGGCTGGAGGAGAACGGCGAGATCCAGTTCAACCTCTTCATGCACGCTTGGCTGGCAGCCCTGGCGCAGAAACCTGCTGATGCCTGGGCAGAAGAAGCCATCGAGCGCGTAAAGGAGACCGGCCTGATGGTAGGAGATCCGAGCGGCAACTTCCGCCCGCAGTCCTACGTCAAGCGCGAAGAACTCGCTCAGATCCTCAGCAACATTATTCTCAGCAAATAGGTACTTTCCTACCTACAACCTCCTTTCTTTTTCCCCGGGCGTTCCTCCAGGCGCTCGGGGTTTTTTAGTGCTCAAAAAGAGTCCTGTTTTGAGTCCTGTTTTTGCTGAAAAAGACGAAAACAGACGGGAACAGACGGAGCAAGACGGCGACAAACAGAGCACCACCAAAATGCCCGCAACCCTTGAAAATACAACAAAAAGCCCCGCAGCCGTTGAAACTGCAGGGTTTGTGTTTTGGTGGACCTTAGGGGATTCGAACCCCTGACGAATGTCCATTTTTCAATGCGTGAGACCACTTGAGTCCTGTTGAATAGTCCTGTTTTTGAGCGTTTCGAAATAACTGTCCATTTTGTTGTCCACCTCGATGCGCTCTTCCGTGAAGGTGTGCTGGTAGACGGACTTCATCGTGTGCGGTGTCTTCCAGCCGCCTCGCTCCATCGCGTACTTCTCCGGAATATTCAGCTGCAACATCACGCTGGCGTTGATGTGCCGGAGATCGTGGAAGGTCAGGTCGTAGCCATGCTGCCGGCAGAGCCTCTGAAAGCGGCCATTTATCTGGCGCTGGTTCTGCGTGACGATGTATTCCTGGGAGTGGTCTGCCTGATCTATAAGCTGCTGCAAGTAAGCAGGCAGCCTGTGCCGGCGGTTTCTGGTCTCCGTCTTCGCATTCGGCTTGACGGTGGGGTGGCCATCTACGTCCACCATTACACGGTTGATCGTGATGATATCGTCCTTGATATCACTGAAGCGCAGGCCGCGTATTTCGCTCATGCTGAATGAGAGCCACAAAGCAAGCATGCACGGCAACTCGATGTCGGTGCCCTCGACCATATCCATTATGACCTTCGGCTCGGGGTAGTCCTTGAATGTACGAGCCCGTCTGGGCAGCCTAATCTCGTATTTAACGCGAGAAATATGCCACAAGGCTGAACTTATCAACCCCCACTCATTGGACAGCGTTTTGGGCGAAATACGGCCTCTGCGGCCCCTTCTGTCTGCCTCGGTATTGACCGCCTGCTGCAGGATTTTTTCGTCGAGATCTACCACGCGGACCTGCATCAGATCCTGGAACCCAGTGCGGCGGATCTTCCTGTAGCCAGAGACCGTTGTCGGCGACAGAACGCGGCAGAGTTCAATGTATTCGTCCACTACCTGGCCGACCGTCTTCTGCGGATCCTCGGCAGGCTTGCGCGTGCCCTGGCGGAACTGTGCAGCAAGGAGCTCGCACTGGGCCTTCGTGTCCGCGGTGATCCGCTTGTAGTGCTGCTTGCCGTCCGCGTCCTGGTACGCATAGACCTTCACGGACCAGTTCCCGCTTTTTGTCTTCTTTGGTTTTGCCATTTTGCCCTCCTTATGGTAAAATGGGCACAGAAAAAGCAATCGCCTGACACAGCGTTCTTTTTCAACCTTTCCGGCGCCCTGGCCTACACACACTGGGGCGCCTTTCCTTATATGTTATATCCTATATTGCTTTCCGTGCCTCACGCTCGAGGACCTCTACTGGATCCTCCGAGTAAAAATGTCCTTGTTTGATGTGCTCGATCTCATGCCGGAAGGCAGCTGCTCTGCCGTCCTCCGATAGCCTGGCATTGATGTACACGTTGTAGTCGCCGTTGGCGTCCTTTACTGTCGCGCCTCTGATGGTCATCGGGAGATCCAGCACCCTGATTATGACGCTGTCCATGTTGTCTCACTCCTTTGGCGTCATTGTATCGGTGCTTCTGTCCTTTTATTCGCCCTTAAAGGCCTTCATCATTTTGATGAACCGCTCGACGTCTTCCGGATCCATATCGTTCGCAGTGTCGAACAGTATCCTCATATCAGGCCTATCGGAAAAGGCCTTCTGGATCGCCTGCTGCTTAGCATCCTGCTGTTCGTCGTATTCATCGATGATAACAGACTTGGAAATATGGAAGTGGTCAGCGATCTTCTGGACGGCTCCCATACGAGGATCTCCGGCACCGCTTTCCCACTTCGAAACGGCCTTGCCAGAGACGCCAGCGATCTCGCCGAGCTCCTCCTGAGTGAGGCCGTGTGCCTCTCTTAATCTTTTGATGTTTTCTCCAATGCTCATGTTACTTCCTCCGTGTCTACTATTATATACGCATTGTTCGCAAAATCAACAAAAAAGTAAAATAAAGTTCAAATCATTGTTGACATTCTACTTTTAGTGGAGTAAGATTTCTACAAGGGCGAAATATAGTAGACCGCCCGGAGAGGAGGCGCACATGGCCATAACTATGAAGCAAGCCAGAGTCGGGCTGAACCTCAGCCAGACGCAGATGGCGGAGAAGATGGACTGCTCAGCGTACAAGTATCGCAAGTGGGAAAAGCACCCGGACAGCATGCCCGTCAAAGATGCGCAGAAGTTCTGCGAGATCGTCAAGCTGAGCTATGACGACATTCTTTTTGCCTAAAAGGTGAATTAAAGTAGAATGGAAGGGTTGAAAATGGAACTTATAGGACTGAGAGAGGTCGCCGAGCTGCTGCAGTGCAGCCGCAAGGAGGCCACGCGGATCCTGAACTTGCCAGGCTGCCCTGTTTTGCCGAGAAGCAAAAAGGGGAGGTTCAGGGTACCGAAGGAAGCGTTCCTGGCATGGATCGCAGGAGGTTGCCATGAGTGAACGAGTGTATTTCAGGCCGAAGTACGGCGTGATCTACGAGAACCACGGAGGTGGACACTTCAGGTGCATCGACAGGCACCCGCTGCAGAGAGGACGCGAGTGGAACGCGGTCTTCCAGAACATCAAGAGCGGGTGGATCCTGCTGGCACACGACGTACGTCAGTATCCGGACGGCCGGATCGACTGGGCGTACAGCACGGAGGGCCATTGGCCCAGAGGAGGAAGGTATGAAAAAGTACAGATGGAACAGGCGTAAGTTCGCCGAGACGATGACGACGCTGGTGCTGATGACCGGCACGGGTCTGCTGATCGGCTGGATCTTCGCTATGTGGATGGGAGGTGCAGCATGAGCGCAACCAACCCGATGGCACCGGAAGAACCGGTCAAGCTGAACAGACCGCAAAAAGAGTGCGACATCTGCGGGGCAAAGTTCATCCCGACGAGCGGCAACCAGAAGCACTGCCCCGAGTGCCGGACCGCGATCAAGACCGGCAAGAAGCCGAGCGACAAGGAACTCGCCTATAAGAAGGCTCGGCAGCCGGGTCCCGTCACCACTTACAAGGTGGAAGTCCCGGAAAAGAAGATGCAGCAGCCGGAGACGCCCGAGGATTCGATTATTCCTGACGGCATCAAACACGGCTACAGCGATCTGATGAAGGCGATCGAACTGCCCGATGGGCTGGCAATTATCGAGGA